TTACGACTCTCTGATTTCCGGATCCCGGAACTCCTCGTCCCGGATGATCGTCGCTTCCTCCAGCCGGAATTCCACGACCTGCTCGTTCCCATAATTTGTTCCATAGACCCGGTACGTCTTGCTTTCATCCCAGTGGCAATTTTTGTAGAGCACACGAAGAAAAGCCTTACTGGCGATCTCATACTGCTGGACCTCCTGAAAGGCTGGTACCTTCAATGCCTCCTTATCGATCGGCGTGGCGACCTGAATGGCCACCTTGTGGTCTCTGGAATTAAAGAGGAACCGGATAAATTTCGGATTCTTCAAAGATCTGATGGTAGCCCAATAAATCAGGCTCCTTCCCCGTTTCAGCGAAAAAGAGAGCCCGAGTCTTCTTTCCTGCTCAGACATAATAGCCTCCCATTATTGATTTTGCAGCTGTAGTTCCTGCTGGCCGGCAAATCCGTCCAACGATTGCAAAGAGACCCTGTCCTCGTGTTTTTCGACAGGTACGCCATAAGTATCCAGATCTCCCGGATAGAAAGGTGTCCTCGACGCCTTTGCCTCCCTCTGCTTCATTGCCTCCAGTTCTTCCGGCGTCATCTCCTCGCGCAACTTCTCCAGCTCTGCCTTGGTACGCTTCGGCCTCTCACGGAAGATTTCAGCATCGTCCAGCTCAAAGACATAGAGAGTCTCCCCCTGATAATCGATGCGGTGGCCAAGGATCTTATAGCGGCACAGATTGTCCCAGCTCATCATCTTGTAGATCATGTTGCAGAACTGCCTGCCGGTGATCTTCCTGCTCTTCCGCTTGTCATTCTTCTGGATGCACCACCGGAGCGAATCCCTGTCGTCCTTCTCGCATTTTTTGATCACCAGCCGTTTCTGGTCCTGATTGACGAGGATCTGAATATAGACCGTGTCCTCCAGTCCCTCGATGCAGGCAGTATTGAACGTGATGCTGTCTTTCCGAATGGTCATCTGAGGCTCACGCAGATGCGCGAACAGCTCCCTTCGGACCGTCTGGTAGCCGTTATAACTGAATGTCTTCTGAATTTCCGCTGCTTTCTCGTCATCGATAAATGTATCCATAATTTACCCCACATTCGTTTTCATCTGGGCCGTCACAGACTGGGCTTTCGAGATGATTTCTTTCAGTTCGTCTTCTGTGATATCTGTGCAGTACTTGAAGAATGAGGCAGGACGAAGGATCTGCCAGTCGCCCTTAAAGTGCGCCAGCTCCAGTTCCTTTGCCGCATCCCGTCCAAACCTCTCGTCTGCGTAAAAGACCACCTTCTCATGGTGGACCGTACTCTGCTGCTCGATCTCATCTTCTCTGCTTCGGATGACACGGGGAGTGTCGTTCTCACTGCTCTCCGGATCTTCCTCCGTATACGTCACGTCCTGCGTGATCTCCGGATCCGTAAGATCAAAGAACAGACAGCATTCATCGCCGGAAGAAACGAATCGCCCGACGAACCGATACCTGGCGTCCGGATCCCAGCCCATCAGATTACAGAGTGGCTCCACCAGTCCACGGCAGCTCTTTGCCGTAGGTTTGATCATATCGCCTACAAATTTTGCCCACCGGACTGCTGTCGGAGAATCCTTCTCACAGGGACGCACAGCGATACATTTTTCCTTGGTATTGAGCAGGAGCTCCACATACTCCGTGCGGTTTAACTCCCGTACGCAGTTCGTGTTGAAATAGATCTGCCCATTGGAAAAAGTCATGATCGTTTTGTCCGTGGTACTGAAAAGGAAACTCCGGACCACCTCATATCCATCGAGGGCGCTGTCCAGCTGATGCTTCTTTTCAATCTGCTCATCCAGATCGTCTGTCAGAACACTTCTGGAAGCCTCTTCATAATCTGCTTCCGAAAATCCACGAATATTCCGGTCCACAGGAACATAGCCTTTCAGAATCCCCTGATCCACGACAGAAAGAGAAGGAAGCGTTTCTCCCTTCCGGTTCCGGAACTCCACCTCCATCTTTCGATTGGCAGCGGTCCATACGATCCGGCTCACGATCGGATCATGATGATCTTCCTTCCGTACCCAGGTGCGCTCGCCGTGGTTTACTTTGTGCTTATGGGTCAGGAAATCCGGCGTATAGGTCTTATGCGCCAGAATGTCTCCACAGTGGCGTTCGTTCCGGATAATGCCCCGGATGGTGCCGCTGTTCCATGTGTCTTTTCCTGAATAAGTCTTGATATGGAGCGAGGTCAGGAAGTTCGCAATTTCCGAGCAGTTGAAGCCGGTCAGGAAGGAATAGTAGATGAACTGCACCACTTTCGCTTCCTGTTCGTTGACCACCAGATCACCGTTTTCATCCTGATCGTAGCCATACAGTGGCGGTGTCAGGAAGATGCCGTTCTTGATCCGGTTCTCAAAGCTCCAGTTCATGATGTCGCTCTTGGTCCGGGATTCCTGCTCGGCCATCCCTGCCATCATCATGAGGAGGAAGCGCATACCGGGATCAAAGGTATCGATATGCTCGGTCTCAAATTTCACTTCCACCGGATGCGGCAGGTTATCCAGAATCTGAATCGTGGCAAGCGTGTCCTTCACATTTCGGGCGAAACGGGAAATCGACTTCGTGAGGATCAGATCGATCTTTCCTGCCTTGCAGTCCTCGATCATCTGCTGGAAGCCCAGCCGGTGCTCAATATTCGTTCCGGAGATTCCCTCGTCCGCATAAATATTGACGAGCTGATAATCCGGCGTGTTATTGATGAGGTCGGTGTAGGTTTTCACCTGCAGCTCAAAACTTGAGGTCTGCTGTTCCTCCTGCGTAGAAACACGGCAGTAAGCAGCGACCTTTCGGATCGTGCCGGGAGCCTTTCGGACCGCCTCTTTCGGCGTCACTTCATGGATTTCCAGCTCATCAACCTTCTGGTTGTACCGTTCCCGGATCCGATTCTTTTTCGATGCTCTTGCTGATTTCTTGTTTCTTCCCATTTCTGTCACCTGTCTCTAAATCTGGAATTTTTTCTTCTCTGTCCAGATGCCAGTACCATCCATCCTTTTTCTTTATCGACTTGATCTCCTGATCTGCCTTTACACTTTTTACCGTTCGATTGCTGATTCCAAGCTCCCGGAACCGCTTCATGATTTCCGCTGCCGGGAGATCTTCTTTCGAGAGCCACGCAATGAGATATTCCTCTATCGCTTCCTGCTTTGTGGTGCGGATGGATTCTTTTTCCAGCATCGGATCTTCCACTTCCGCATCGACCGTGCCGATAATGTTGATCCGGCCTCCTTCTGCAATTTCAAAGGCCAGATCACTGCCTTCCTCTGCAAGACTGCTTTTGATGTGCTGGATGTATCGGATTCCGGAAGACTGCTGCATCCTTCTGACGGCAAGTACACTTCTGCAAGCTGCCACAATGTCGATGCTGCCGAGGCTGCGATAGATGCTTTTCTGACTGCTCTGCTTGTTCATATGCCCGATAAAGATAACGGCGCAGTGATATTTCATCGCAAGCCGGCTGATATAGAAAAGCTGCCTGCGCATCGCGGTCACGTTCTGCATATCCTCGTTTCCGAGAAAAGACTGGATCGGATCAAAGACAAGAAGTCTGGCATCTGTCTTTTTCAGAGCTTCCTCGATCCGTTCATCCATGAGAGAAAGCGGATTGTTCTCGTCTTCATCAATAAAAGCGATCTTCGAGCAGTCCGCATTATTTGCCTTGAGCCTTGGAAGAATTGTGTCGTTGATTCCGTCCTCGTCACACTGATAAATTGTGGATTCGGGCTTTTCGTGATTGGTTCCATCCGGACGAAGGCCGCCTCTTGATATCATCGCTGCAATCGATAACACGAGAGAGGACTTGCCATCTCCCGGGTCGCCTTCGATCAATGTGATTTTTCCATATGGAATATAGGGGTACCAGAGCCACTCGACCGGCACTCCCACAATCTGAGAAAAGTATGTTATCATGTTGCAGCCTTGTTTCATCTATTGGTGTATTTTTATAACGATATTTTCGCTACTAGCTTATTATAAGCATTGTGGGAGTTCTTTACAATAAAAAAGTGAAATTACAAGCGCGAAATTTCGCTAATGGGCTATATGAGTACACAGGCAGCCGAAAAGGAGCTGGTTTATGCGAAATGAGATTCGAGGTTGTTTTCCGCAAGAGGGGTAATAAAGATGGATGATTTGGATTTTGAATTCTTAAGAAGTAACATTCGAAAAGAGAGAATCAGATGTGAGATGACGCAGGAGCAGCTGGCTAATCAGGTTGACACCGTCACCTCGTATATCAGTGATATAGAAACCGGAAAGAAAAAGCCCAGCGTAAAAATGCTTTACGCAATTTCTGTAGCGCTGGGCACCGGGATTGACCGGCTGATCTTTGGGAATGATCATTACCATACAGATTCATTGACCAAAGAGGTCATGCCGATATTTGAAGCAGCTGACGAGAAGAAACGTTCGTTCCTTTTGATGGCGCTTTCTGATCTCAGCAAAGATTATGACAAGTGCATTCACTAATCAAGGGTGCAACCCCCTCACACACATTGCACCCTTGCACCCTTGCACCCTTGACCCCGCAAAGCCGCTATTTTACTGGATTCCTGATAAAATTCAAGGGTGCAATCCCCTGTTGAAATTGCACCCTTGAACCGTAATTCATTGCACCCTTGGCTCAACTGGACCGCCAGGAAACCTGATTTTTACTGAAGAGCTGTATAGCAGTCTTTCAAAAAGGTAGCAAATGCATAGCTCATGTGTTCTACGATTTTTTTACCGTCCGCCTTTCTCATTACGTCCCGGACAACCGCTGCAAAGGCGCTGTACTCCTCGCTGGTCCTGTCAATGAGTTCTTTATAATCGCTTTGAACGGTCTGGTCAATCAGGCTGGTGAGCGCTTTTCCTTCGATCTCGAAGTCTCCATCCTCCCTTCTTCTTATCACCGATTCAATCTGCTTTCTTGCGTCCTCCGGATCAAGATGCTTCAAATTGGAAAGCAGTGCCGATGCGACAAACTCTTCTCTATCGCTCATGTGGTAACTGTAAATATCGATGTCAAATAGGTTCATAGTCTCCTTTTCCAGCAGAATCAGGCCTGTTTTGAATTTTCTGCAGTACCCACGATATTCAAAATCAGGGTACATAGCAAGACAATTATCGACCACAGATTCTTTTTGGAAATAGTACCTAAGATCAGCTCTTTTTTATGAATTCAAAATGATCATCGTAGACAAGGATTTTCTCGATCTGACACTCAAATTCTTCTCTGGGGAAGGCGTCAGTGTCCTTCCACGGAAGGCCCAGCTCATCACTTATGGCTTGTAAAAGCTCCGTCTCGTCAACGGTCCGGTTCTTACAGCCGTTTCCCTTTTTCCCTTTTCTGCGTTCCATGCAGACCCACATTTTATGCATGCGCTCCCCGCTTCCGGAATTCCGCCTCTTGTACAGAGCACCGCAGTTTCCGCAGAAGACTCTGCCGTAAAGAAAGCTGCTTCTTCCGGGCATCGAGTAAATTCCTCGCTCCTGCTCTTCCTTCCGGTCACTCAGCTTTTTCTGCACCTGATCCCAGGTGTCCCGGTCGATGATCGCAGGATGTCCGTCCGTGATATAAAAAGAATCGTAATCCACGGAAGGATCCGGCTTATGCGTGAGAAAGTTCTTCGGCGGTCGCTTCTGCAGAAGTTTATCTCCCACAAAGGTTTCATTCTTCAGAATGCCCCGCACGGTCTCCGCTGTCATGGGTCTGCCGGTCACGCTGTGTCCACCGGCTGCATTCACCGCTGACGCGATGGCGGAGTAACTCTTGCCCGCAAGGAACATCTGGAAGATTTTCCGGACAATCCATGCATCGTCATTGATGTAGATCGTCCCGTCGTGCTTTGTGCTGTAGCCAAGGATGTGGTTGTTCCCGAGCGAGTACTTTCCCTGCTCAAAGGCCTGCTGGTAGCGCCACTTCATGTTCTTGCTGATGGATTCGCTCTCACTCTGCGCAATGACTGCCATCAGTCCAAATATCAGAAAGGCGGTCGGATCTTTGGTACTGATCCCTTCCTTCTCGAATTGGATGTCCACGCCGTTTCCGTGCAGAAGATCCACATAGTGTTTGCAATCCACAACATTGCGGGAGAATCGGGAAATGCTCTTCACCAGAATGAGGTCAATCTTTCCATCCACCGCGTCCTGCACCATCTGCATAAATCCCGGACGCTTCTTTGCATCGGTGCCGCTGATGCCGTTATCAGAATAGATCCCGACGTACTCCCAGTCCGGATTGCTCTGGATGTATTTGTCATAATATTCCTTCTGGACCTCGAAACTGTCTTCCTGATCGGCGCGGTTGGTACTGACGCGGCAGTAGGCAGCCGTCCGGGTCTTTCGGGATTCCCGGATCGATTTCCGATAGGATACCTTCATTTCCCCTGTTTCCATATGGCTTTCCTCCATCTGATGGCAAAAAAAGAGAGAGGTTTTTACGCCTCTCTCTCAATCAAATCCTGTTCTTTTTTCTGTTTCTCGCACCACTTTCGGTGGTTCTCATAGCATCTCTTATCTGTAAGCGCCAGCTTCTCAGGATCGTCCTTCACCGGATCTACGTTGGTTGGTACCGTGGTGACAATGCCACATCGCCAGTGGACGGTCAACGTTCTTGTTTCCATATCCTTGTGCAGCCCCAGATCGATGTAGTCAATCAGGTCATCCACCCAGTAAAATTCAACTGTATGAATGTCTTCCTCAAGCATTTCCAAAAAGGCCTCTGCCGCCTTTATCTCTTCCGGAGTTCCTTTCTCCCGAATCTTTGTAAGCACCAAGCGATCCACCTCATGAAAAGCTGACAGTATCGCTTCCTCCACATGCTTCGAATGGATGAGAAAGTTATGATCCGGGCAGACCCATCCGCGGCTTTGCCTATACACGAGGATCTTCTTCTGGATCATCGGTTTCCCGCAATATGGGCAGCGGAGCTTGTCTCCAAGCGGATAGGTATCATATCCATTTTTCTTCCTGTTTCGGTATTCGAGGATTTTCTGTACCCGATTGAACTGTTCCCGCGAGACAATCGCTTCGTGATGGTCTTTGATGTAATACATTGGTGCTTCTTCGCCGTCGTTCTTTACAAAGGCATGCGTCAGGTGATCAGTCGTCACATATTTTTGAAGAATCAGGTCTCCACAGTATTTCTCGTTTACAAGAATAGAACGCACCAGAGCTCCGTTCCACACCGTTTTTCCTGCTGGCGTGAGGATCTTCCGCTTCTCCAGTTCCCTGCCCACTTCTGTTGTGGAAAGACCTCTCTCATAGAGGCTGAAAATCAGCCGGATAACCTCTGCTTCATTCTCTACAACGATGTAGGTTTCGCCAGTATCAAAGTTCTTCCGGTAACCATAGATCTTCGCCCAGCGCTCCTGCCCATCCTCAAAACGCTTTCGAACGCCCCAGGTAATGTTGGCACTGATGGATCTGGATTCTTCCTGTGCGAATGCAGCCAGAACCGTAAGGAGCATCTCAGAATAGGTGCTTCCGGTGTCGATATTTTCCTTTTCGAAGAGAATTGTCGTTCCAAGCTCTTTCAAATGCCGTACGTAAGCGATGCAGTCAAGGGTGTTCCGGGCAAACCGGCTGATCGACTTCGTGAGAATCCGATCAATCTTTCCGTTCTCCGCGTCCTTGATCATCTTCTGAAAGCCCGGACGTTTCGATGCCTTGGTCCCGGTAATTCCTTCGTCCGTGTAGACCCCGGCGTACTCCCATGCGGGATTGGCTCGGATCTTCTTCTCGTACACTTCGACCTGTGTTTCAAAGCTGGTCTCCTGCTCATCGCTGTCCGTGCTGACACGGCAGTAGGCTGCAACCCGCAGCTTCTCTTCTCCGGCAGCCTTTGTCGTTCTCCTTGTTTCAGGCCGGTTCTGCGGTCTTCTGATCTGTACACTTTCCATGCAGCTTCCTCCAGTTTTTCGGCGTGAACAGAGCCTTCGTTTTTACCAGCTCTTCTACCGTTTCAAAATCTTCCTTACTGATCAGCGGCTCATGATGGTTTTCAATGATGAATTGTCCTCTCTCACCGCTGTTGTCTCTTCTGACTTTGCCCTTTCCTCCGACAACCGTCTCGATCGTCTTGTTGCTGATGTAGCTTCCCGTGTAGTAGGGATTCACAAGCAAATACTGCAAAGTGGACTGGATCCATGTTCGTCCAGTCCCATCCCGATCCTCCATCTCCTGCAGAGCCATCCGGATCTCTGTGTAGTTATGGTGGCCCAGCGCCATTCGAAATGCGGTCCGTACCCGCTCCGCTTCCGGCTCATAAATCACCCAGGTATGATCCTTCTTCTCCCGATAGCCGTAGCTGACCTCGCCATAAGGTCTTCCCTTCTTCAGTCTCGCCTTCCGGCCCCAGTGCAGGTTCTCTGCAATCGACCGGCTCTCTTCCTCAGCGATCGTCGCCATGATGCCGAAGATTATCTCTGACTGCTGATCCTTCGTGTCCAGACCTTCCTTTTCAAAAATCACCCGGACATGGAGCTTCTGAAGCTCGCGGATCGAAGCAAGGACGTTCTCCATGTTTCTTCCGAATCTGGAGATGCTCTTGCAATAGATCAGGTCGATCTTTCCATCCCGGCAGTCTTTCATCATGCGCTGGAATTCGTTTCTCCCCTTGATCTGTGTGCCGCTCCGACCAAGATCCCCGTAGACATCCACCAGCGTAAGGTCCGGATTGCTCTCGATCTTCTTTCGATAGGTTTCCATCTGCAGGTCAAAGGAATCTTCCTGCAGTTCCTGAGCTGTCGATACCCGACAGTAGGCGGCAGCGCGGATCTTCGTTTTTTCTGCGGTAATGTTTTTCACTGTTTTCCGATGTTGTATTTTCTGAATCATTGCGCTTCCTCCTTTGGTAGTCGTATATTCCCTCTGAGGGGCCAAATAAGCAACGCATTATAATAGGAAAGATCGTAGATTATCCAGCCGAATAAGGCGGCCTTATTTGTGGATGTTAGCAACGAACCCTGCTCTTGTTTTTAAAAGAAGGCCAATAAAAAATCCCCGGGGAATGCCTCGAGGATGAATAAGAATTTCTATAAGATATTCATTTACTGTCTGTTATGCTGAGCGGAAAATCCTCGGAGAATATTCTTCGAGCAATAAGTCGAATGATATTCGTTTACATTGACTCAGTCAAATAAGACAGTTAGAATTGAAAATAATCCTTCTCCGGCACTCTCACGGAGACATTTTGTATCAAAGGGGTCGAATCATTTCATGAGTACTAAAACTAAGCCAATAAAATCAGCTAAAGAGCTTGTTGCTCATATGCAGGAGAAGGGAATCACCTTCGATATCGTCTCTCCGGAAGACGCAGCCAACTATATGGAGAACAATAACAATTACTTCCGTGTTGCGTCATATCGGAAGAACTATAATAAGAAGCTCGACTCAAATCAGGAACCGATTGATAAGTATGTGAATCTTGATTTCGGTTACCTACAAGATCTTGCTATCATCGATATGGAGCTCCGATACACCTTTCTCCAATTATCGCTTGATATTGAGCATTTCACTAAACTGGAACTGCTTCGAGAAATCGAGAATCATAACGAGGATGGCTATCAGATCGTAATTGACTACATTAACTCTCTTGATACTGAGCATAAAAAACATCTACAAAGAGAATTAGATCAAAACCGAGACAGCATTTACACTGGTGATATCTACAAGAAATACATCTCCGACCTTCCTGCTTGGGTATTTCTCGAGCTAGTACCATTCGGAACCATACTATATTTCTATCGTTTCTGCGCCTATCGTTTTCAATCGAAGGATATGCAGAAAAATCTGTTTGTACTCTTACAATGCAAAAATATTCGCAATGCTTGTGCTCATAGCGACTGTGTTATTAATGATCTGCACAGAAACACCTCTCGATATAGCACAAGCTACCTTATAACTCAAAAGCTATCTAGTATTCACGGTCTTAATCGTAATATCCGTGCCAATCAGATGAGCAATGAACGCATTCAAGGTTTAATTTGCATTCTCTTTATGCATAATAAGATTGTTACAAGTGAAGGCGTACACAACAAAGCAGCTCAAAAGCTCCATGCATTTGAGGATCGTATGCTCAGGCATCCAGAATACTATGTTAGCAATTCACTGATTTCATCAACCTTTGAGTTTTTGCAATTAGTCATTGACAACTGGTTCCAAATCGACTAAACTAAGCTTACAAGAAAAAAGCAGAAATGCTTTTGTAAGGGCCTTATCGAGAGATCGGGCTCTATTTTTTTGTTCAAATTATCTGGCGTCTTATAACGTATCAGGCTTTTTATTATTTCACCCGAATCTTCCATCCTGCCTGGATACGGTTTACATTCCGGATCAGGGATGCGTTCAGTTTTTGGATGGCGGATACGCTGGTTCCATACCTTCTCGCGATTCCGGAGAGCGTGTCACCTCGCTGGATGGTGTAATAGACGGCCTGTGGTCTACTCTGTGCATGGAGCAGCTCATTCACCTTTGCCTGAACAGCAGCAGCGTCATATCCTGCAGAAGCAAGGCGTCTCCTCCGATCATCACCATTGCCCCACTTCCCAGTGAGCACCTCGCGGGCAATTTTCTCCACCGTCTTATGCGGCTGGACTGGTGCAACCGGCTTCGGTGCGGCTGCCTTTTTTGCATATCCGTTGAATCCACCCGCCTTGATGATGGACGGAAAGTCCTGATAAGAAACATCCATATCCACCCTGCCGCTGATGCCGTTCACCTGTCCGGAAGACGAATACTGCCAGATTCCATAGGATCCGCCATAGGTGCATTTGGATGCATACTGTGCAACCCAATGGGTGAATGGCGTGAGCTTCGAATCATCCAAGCGGTCGCGGAATCCAGAATAGGTGGAGCTGTAGATCCCGGCATAATATCCACCCGCTTCCATTGCCCTGCAGAATGCAATCACTGCCTCTGTCGCACCAGCCTTTTTAGATGCAGGAGTCGCTTCAACATCGATATACACCGGGTATTCGAACTGTTTTCCTTTGAGCTGTGCAAGGAATCGCTCTGCATCTGCTTGTCCATCTGCCACCGAAATGCATCCCGGACCTACGAAGTAATAGGCTCCGACTGCGATGCCATTGGCCTTGGCTCCTTTGTAGTTCTCCTCCCATCTGGGATCGGTATAAAAACCGGCATCGGATCCGCCCGATTTGATGATGGCAAACTGGATGCCGGCTGCCTTTACCTTTGCCCAGTCAATGGCTCCCTGCCAGTGACTGATATCAATACCTCTGTATTCACTCATGATCTTTCCCTCCTAACGAAAAAGCCCTCCGGGCTGTGACACCCGAAGAGCCATGTAGTTCCTTGTCCCTTTGACGGAAGGGACTGCCGAGATACGAGGATCACCTCCCCTCACTCCCCTGTCTTTGTGAGCTGCTTGTAGATCTGGTTTACGCCAGTCGCTGCCAGACCGGATACGATGCCGACGGCGAGGGCGTTGATCACATCCTTTGCCGGAAAATCCGGCATGAGATACAACCCGGCAATGCCGAGCACTGCACCGACGCATCCGCAGATCACTGGGATCAGCTCATCCTTTATGGCTCCTGCTGCCTTGCAGCCGATGCCCACCAGATACGCAATCACCGTGATTGCTGCCACACTTGCAATTCCGAAATCCATAGTTTCTTCCCTCCTTTCAACGTGAAAAAGCCCCGGACAGGATCCTTCTCCTGCACGAGGCTCTTACTCTAACTTTTCTGATTTTACTCTATCACAGATACCACCCGGACATCTGCGGACATTTCCGGCGACTTGGCGTCAGCCTTTTTCTTTTTCCTCATTCCCTGTCTCCGCCGTTATTGGCAGTTCCAGACACTTGTTGTAAAGGGACTCACCGGTCCCATTGCCTCCGAGAGCCTTATATGGCTTGTACAGGTACTCGAGGTTGCTCCGATCCTCCGGAGAGCACCATCCCCGGGCGATAAAAAAACTGCAGGCCTGATAAATACGGTCGTGCAGCAATGCCATCATTCCTTCCTTGATTTCGTCGTTCTCCTGTTTCCGCCGGAGCAGTGCCCGCCAGAGCCACGTGATGATGGCAATAATCAAGGCGAAGAGCTCCTGAATCCAGTATTTCAAGATAAAGTCAACCAATGGAATCACCTCTCTTCATCAATCTTCTACATACACCATGAGATACTTGTACTTGAGCGTTGCCTGATTGTATGCCATCAGGGTCGTCTCATCATTGGCCACCCCGGAAGCAAACTTGAAGTGTCCTATCTGGTCCGCATCCGGATAGCTCGTTGTACCATTGTCTCCGTTATCCACGATGCACTTTCCTGTTGTCGCGTAAAACCGGAACCCATTATAGGTGTCCATATCGGTCGACAGAGTTCCGTCCGAAAGCTGCACCTCGGCAACTTTCAGACGGATATCCGGGTCGCTCTTGGTGAGTGAAGACCGCTTCAAGTGAACAGCACTGTTTGCCTTATACGTGACGAATCCATTCCCATCATCGACATCCAGAGCCAGCTTCGTCACGGCAGCGACGTTCTTGATGTGGTCAAAGGATGGCTTTGTCACCTCCGTGACATCTCCGCTGGATCCCCCGGATGAAGCGGTCGGAAGAGTCAGCACCTGCTTTGTCCCTGCTGAAGACCGGATCGTAAGTTTTCCGTCACTCAGCTCAAACGTGTAGGTGGTATCGGTGAAGGCAGCACCTTCCGGGACATCAGTTTTCACCGTATGTCCTCCAAGAGCGTCTGTGTTCGCCTTGACCGCCGCTTTCATTTCAGAGTCGTCATAGGCCGTATCGGTAAAGACTGCATCCGCCGGGACATCGCTTTTCACAGTATGGCCGTTCACCTTGGCAGCATTGTCGACAACCCCGTCACCATCCGCATCAAATTTCGAGAGCACATCTTCAGCTGTGATCAGCTGATTCACCACCTCGCAGAGCCGCTGGATCACTTTGTCAGCGCCTCCGTACTGGATCTTCTTAATCGACATTGAAGTACGCCTCCTCCCGTTTCTGGGCTCCCTCGTTTCGGGAGGTGTACCGCGCAAGATCTGAGAGGATCTGGTCGGTTGTATTGAGACGGTCTACCAGCTTATAAGAGTCGATGTACGGATCAAAGTACGAAAGGTTCTCTGGCTCGACATACGAAGTATCCTGCATATCATGAATGCACTTCCGGCACTGGCTCGTAGCTACTCTCTCCGCTTCCCAGTTTGTGGCAAACCAATGCGCATCGTGCCACCTGCAGTTCCAATAGCAGTCCGTGTTTGGAATCAGGATGTAGCGATACTTCTTTGGCAGAGTCTTCACTGTGTCGAGGTAACGGGAGAACCAGAAAAACAGCACGATATGATCATACATGGAGAGGTCCCGGCTCTTGATATCCGATTCTGTCAAAGCACTGGTAATAGAGAGCGTGACTGAAATGTCCGGGTGTCTGCTCTTTGACGCTATCGCAAGTGAGTCGTCGCTAATTGTAAACATCCGGATACCAAGGTCGTAATACCTCTCCAGCGCATCTAATGTCGCATTCCTCTGCATCAGCACACAGAGCGGAAGCCCGAGCTGCTGCAGACATTTCAGTCGCAGGACATACTCGTCATAGGACTTTGGGTATTCCTCTCTTTTCTCAATGTCCTGCCTTGTACTCGTGGCATCCTCCCTCCATGCCGGAAGATAAATGCAGCGGATATATGGAAAAAGCTCTCGTCTACGGGAGAGCTTCGGCACAAAGTCATAGGAAAAGTTGTAGGGAACTTCATACTGCTTATTCATGCATCCTCCTTATCCGTCAGCGTGTATGTAATCTTCATGGTCTGCGAAGCGTTCTTTGTTACCGGGGACGACAGGTTATTGATCGTGCCGAGGTAGGCACATCGGAGCGCTGTCCGGATCCGGTCATTATCGTAATAGCCATCGTAATGGTAGGTTGCGAGGATCTTCCCATCGGAATAAAGGATTGGCGAAATCGCAATCGCAGCTCCGTCAACCGCTTCTTCGGAATGAGAAGCGTCCGGATACAGAAAGCCCGTCCTGTAATAATTGTTGCCGTCCTTCTGATACTGATACTGGTACTGAACGCCGCCGTCATAGAGCATCGGTGTCATCCCATCGAATGTTCCGTTGTTATCAAAGGAAAAGATTTTGATGTCCACTATGTTGGACAGGTTCACAACGTAGATACTATGTGCATCATAAGATTTGGCGTAGAGGTACCCCTTGTTGATGACAATCGAATACTCATTCCGCGAAGCCAGATGCACTCCGGCAAGCGTGACCACCTCCTCCGGCTGCTTCTCAAAAGATAGATCCGACATCTTGTACTTCGTAATGTAGAGCTTCGCATCATCCTTCTCGTTTCCCTCATCGTAATAGTAGTTGTAGTAGGTATTTCCATAGGAGGTGTAACTGCTGACGCGGTTATTCTGGGTGATGAGGTAAAGGTAGCCATCTGTACCGGGCATCCAGTATTTTGCTGGCCCGATATTGCTAAAACTTTTATAATCTGGAAGCTCCAGCGTCGTTACGGTCTCATAAGGAAGAGTAAAGGAACCATAGGTCAGATCGGCCACCTTCACCGCATAGGGATCAAACCTTCCGCGCTGGATCGTGATACCATCCGCATTCAGCCAATAGACAAACTCATCCTTAACGAAGAACGGTCTCCCGTTATGCTCCTTACTTTCAATGGTATCCATGTCACAGAAGAAGTCCCCGCAAATCTGTCTCTGGAAGGGATTCACCCCGGCATAGGCGCTTGTCAGGGCAACCGACTGGATAGTTCCGTTTGCCTGCGCGGTGCCAAAATCCCAGACGGAGACATAGCCGATATCCGTTTTATGTGTCTCTATCGCATTTAGGGAGCCTCTCATCGCGTCATCGGTGTTGGTATCCCGGGAAGCATAGCCGACCAGCTTCGCCTCCGTCGGAAAGTTAGTATTGTTCACATCCTCCGTGAGCTTCCCGTCAAAAAGCAGGATGCCGCCGAGGGCATTCTTCGCAATGGGAAAGACATTATTGTTCATCGGTCTTCCGATCATGGTTTGGAAAGCAATCAGCTCCTGCACGGCGTTCGTGACGAGGTTGTCCTTCTCATATTCGAACTCACGCTCTCCTGTCTTGGCATTAAAGAGCTCGATTTTGGTATGTCCTTTGATCATTCTTCCACCTCTTTCGTAAAGATCTGGATATCCGTAAGTGTTCCCTTCTCATGGATGATCGCCTTCAACTGAATAGAACCGGTGAGCTTTACGGCCCACTGTTCCTTTGTGATCTCCTTCATTGCCGGGGCGAACATGCCATAAGACTCCTTCGTGGTATCCGGTGTGATCCATCCGTTGGCGTATTCCCACCAGGTGCCGCCATGATCGAAGGAGGCGAGGAAGTTCACGTTGTTGCTGTCACAGTTCGATGCGGCACTGAGAACCTGTTCCACTTCACAATCCTTTGTCACAAGTTCCGCGATCGTCACTCCATCCTTCAGCTTCCATACGCCATCCTTCACTTCAATCTCATCCGTGTTGTAGGTGACCACGTCAAGGTGCTCCGTATCAAACCGGTGCAGGAACTTCACCGGACCGATGGTCCCAGCGATTGGCCGCAGCACGCTCGTAAGAGACATTGAAGGAACGATGTCGGAATAGCCATATATCCCCGGGGAAAACAAGCTGAAGTCCACCGAAGTATCAATGCCCCGGTACACCGGAAACAGGTTCATGCCCGGGACCGTATCGAAAACCGTGACCGTTCCATCCCAAGCACCGTTTCCTGCCAGCCCCTGTCCTGCCACGTAAGCTCTGGCATCTCCGCGTGAGATATGGCATCTGCCACCGGCCATTGAAAGCCAAACTTCAAAGTTTCCAGTAAGATTCGCTGTACTGTTCCATGTAAAAAGAAGATGCAGGAGATGCGTCCCATCCGGCAGAGTTTCCACCGGAACGTAGTCCTTAACTTCCTCCCCGTTCAGGTAGTAGGTAACAGTCATGACCGCATCGGTATCTGACAGGAGGCCTTCTGCTTCCGTTTCCGTCGTATCGAGCGTCAGCTTGATCTCTGCATGGAAGTCGATATGGGTATCCTTTACCGTGACATAGCGGATATCGATGATCTTCGCCTTAGCTGTGTCAGCGATGTCGTAGTCCGCCGCGTTCTGGTAGTCATAGTAGTGGATGTAATCCTGATTCTCATTTGAGGACAGGATGCCCTGCAGGTTCTTATCCGTCTTAGATTTAGCTGATGCAAGTGCCGGGTCCTGTCCTACCCCCTGCATGGTGAAGGACTTATTGTAGCTGAACGTGAACTTCGTCATGCAGAAGAGCTTGTCCTTATCAGCAAGCCCATCAGAAAAGCGGAATACGTCCATGAGGTCGTAAGCGGGATTTCCGATCAGCTCTGCCTTGAACGGCACATAGTCAACCTGTGACAATGCGGTCAGGATCGCGTTTCTCTGTGCATCCTTCTTCTCGTCCACGCCATACTGGAGAAAGGGATCAGAACCGATGTTGTAGGTTAAACCGTCGTCCGGATCGAGGGCATAATAAGATGTGGTCTTCCCGGCGAGGTTCACAACGGAGAGTCCGGTGTAGCGAGTTGTAAAATCAGAGAATTCACATCCTGCAAAGCGATGAGCGGTATCAAGCTCATCCACTACGGCCTGATCGTAAGCCCGGGCATAAATCTTTCCATCCCGGCCTGCATAGACGTTTGCAGCAATCGATACGGCGACCCATGAGACAAAGTCCCTCCAGGTTTCAATGTCGGACTCGCTGTAAAGGGAAAGCTCATCTGATCCGTTTGCCATTGCGGCGAACTCTTCACTCGTGGTGCCAAGGGCAAGACCGCAGGCGGTACAAGCCGTAAGCATCAGGTTGTAAGCCGTGCCATTGATGGAAGTAACCGAGCAGTTCTTATCAAACTTTGCCATGTGATCGTAGGCCTTGATCACTACCCCGGAGGCGGTATGCTTTGCGGAGTCAATCGTGAATATGCCAAGCGGCACGTCCTCGTAGGTTCCGTCCGACAGATGCATGCCAAATACTGGTGCGATCTCCTGACCTTTCCAGCTATACCGGGCAATGTTTACGTTCATGAGCGTCACATCCAGTTCTCCGATGTAGACCTGTCCGATCTGGACAGAGGAGTCATCCGAGCACTGGTTGGTAATCGAAAAAGATCCAGAAAGAATGTTGTCATCTGTAAAGGATGCCCTGCCGACTTTTCCCGTCATCCGGAATCTCTGGACCGGCTGCTTCATGGCAGCCTTGTATTGTTCACTTACTGCGTACATGAAGCGCCTCCCTCCTTAGAATTCCTCAAGGTCAAAGCTCACCGTGTAGAGCCCATTCGTTCCCTTTGTCTTCTCCGAGTGCTCCTCGAGTTCCGGTTTAAAATTCCGCATCCGCATCTGCCGCGTCTTATAGCCTTGTGTCTTCAAATCATAGAGCTTCACCTCAATACTGTCCTTATCACGAAAAGCAGCAAACTTTGACGCCCAGCCTGCAGAACACTGAAAAGAGGCAGAGACGGACAGCTTGTCATATCTTGTGACAATGACCTGATCCGTTCCTGCCTCGGTCTGATTTACACTCTCGACCACGCTGCTACTCTCTTCCCATTTCGATGGTGGAAAGAGCTTTACATCATCAAAGTAGATTGGATATTCACTAAGCATCATCGTCCTCCTGACCGATAGTTGCTCCGCTGGGTGGCACGGACGACGATCTCATCAATCCTCTCCTGCCCGATATAAACCGGGATAATGATGTCGCCGCCACCGACACCTGCCAGAGCTCCCTGTACGATCTCTGCGAGCTTGTCTGTACCAACTACTGCTTCCTGACCGGCCTCTCCTCCGCCAAGGAGCCTGCCGCCTGCAGCGCCAAAGATCGTCGGGCTGTTTAAGATGTAGGCATCATCCATGGCTTTCCGGTACCAGTCCACAGAAAGATGCGGAACTGAAGGCGGGTCAATGGAGAGCTTGCCGCTGATGGAGAAGTGCGGGAGCTTGATCTTTGGAAGCTCCAGATGACACCCGGCAAAGAAACCTTTGATGCGGTCAAGGCCACCGCTTACGATGCTCTTTGCATTCTCGATCATGGAGGAGAATGCTCCTTTGATGTCATCGAGCTTTCCCTGTGCAGAAGACAAGGCATCCCCGAGCTTCCCGCCCGTCAACTCATTGATCTTCGAGAATCCTGCCTCCCAGATCGACTTGTAGGCATCCACTGCGGTACCAATGATGCCCTTGATCCCACCTCCATGCTGATCAACAGACGCCTGAATGGCATCCCACGCGGTGCCGGTGTTTGTTTTTACGGTGTCCCATGCGGTACTGATGGTGGTCTTTACGGTATCAAAAGCAGTTCCGGCTGTCGTCTTGATCCCATCCCATGCACCGGAGAGTATCGTGATGATCCCGCTCCACGCTGTCGATGCAGCAGAGCTGATGGTCGACCACGTATTGCCAAGAAAATCGGAGATTCCGGTAAAGACCGTCGTTGCCGTGGTGCTGATTCCGCTCCACAGTCCGGTGAAGAAGCTGCTTATGCCGTTCCAGACAGTCTCCGTGGTGGACTGGATACCGTCCCAAAGCCCGGAGAAGAAGGTACCGAGCCCTTCCCCGATCGACTGCACGCCAGAACACACTGTTTCCCATACGCCGCCGAACCACTCTGAGATTTCTCCCCAGTGCTTCACAATCTCAATCACCGCAACCACAGCAGCTACCACCGCCGCAATGATCCCGATGATCGGAAGGATCGGAACGGATACCGCTCCAATCGCAGGAATCACCGTGCCGGAAAGGAAACCCACAAACTTCCCAACAATACTCGTGACAGATCCGACCGCTGTGACAACTTTTCCTACACCAACAAGAACTGGCCCTACTGCGGCGGCAATGAGTGCTGCCTTGACAATGGATTCCTGCATTCCTGGAGATAATCCATCCCATGCGTCTTTCAGTCCCGTGACCACATCCTTGATCTGTGTCATAGCCTCGGTGATCATTGGGGCAGACGCGTCCACGATCTCAGCCCCGAGGTCCTTCAGGTTGTTCATCACAACCGTCAACTGATCGAGTGGATCCAGCGTCTCGTTAAAGGTGTTCTCTACGGAACCTGCGTAATCTCCAAGAGTGGAAGACAGGTCGTCGAGGGAGAGCTTTCCACTCTGTACCGCGTTGTAGATCGCACCACCGGCACGAGAGCCGAACAGATCATAGGCTGCCTGCAGCTTCTCCGTATCGCTCTGGTTGCTGTTCATTGTCTTGGAGAAGTCCTTCAGAGCGTCACTCAGGGACTGACCATTCTTCGTCGCAACCTTTTGCGCCTTAGTAAGACCAGTCAGCATGGTCGAGGTATCCAAACCGGACATCTCAACTGCTCCCATAAAGCCAGCCGCCTGCTCCGCAGAAAGTCCCATTGCCTGAAACTGTCCGGCATTCTTGGAAAGGTCCTGCGACAGCGTGTCCATCGACACACCGGTTGCCTGCCCGACTTGGTTCAAGGCATCAAGAAGGTTCCCAGCATCATCCGACGACTGCCCGAAGGCATTGAGGACGGAAGATACGTTATCAACCGAGGTCGATACATCCGTCGAATTCAGCGTTGCAAACTCCACAAACTTCGTAGAAAGATCTTCCAGCGCGTCCCCGGTCAGTCCGAATCTCGTGTTCACTTCGCCGATGGCATCGCCTGCGGTCTGAAAGTCTGTCGGGATGGTTTCCGCGATCGACTTGGCACGCTTCTGCATGTCTTCAAGGGCAGCCCCGCTTGCACCGGTTTTCTCAGTGACGGTATCGAGTGCCTCATCGACTTCCTTCCACGCAGCAACCGACGCTGCGCCGACTGCTGCGACCGGAACTGTGATGCCCTTGGTGAGCCCACCTCCGACATCACTGATCTTGCCGCCGACTTCTTTCATCTTGTCACCGGCGACCTGAAGCTGCTGGCCGGCAACGGAACCAAACTTTTTATACTCGTCCTCGAGTCCCTCGAGCGACTGCTTGGTCGCCTCGATCTCCCGAGTCAGCGCTTCCTGCTGCTTCTGCGTCTCCTCTGTCTGTGGCCCGGCTTTGAGCTGCGCGAGAGCTTCCTTCTCCTCTGCGAGCTTCTTCTTTGTCGCATCGATCGCGTCAGTGAGGTATTTCTGCTTCTGCGCCAGAAGGTCCGCATTGCCCGGGTCCATCTTCAGAAGCTTGTCTACGTCCTTAAGATTGCTCTGGGTATCCCGAATCTCCTTGTTCACACCCTTCAGGGCATTGGAGAGCTTGGTCGTATCGCCATCCAGCTCGATTGTGATTCCTTTGATGCGGTCTGCCATAGTCTCCTCCTCCCTTCATGGCATGAAAAACACCGGCTCATCACCGATGCGGTTTAAAATTGATCGAAATCCTGTTGTGTTGCTACCTGTCGATATTCGTCATCACAGAGGTCGTTCCCGGATTCGATGATCATGTCCATCACGGCTCCTTCGTCCAGCTCATCAAGCTCAGACAGTGTCAGCCCCATCTGCTTCGCCCTCAGGAGGTATACTGCCGTGTTTACTTCCCGCTCCGTTGGGCGGCTTCTTTTTTTGGTTTCGACGTCGTCCTCCGTGATCCCAGATAAAGGGTAACAAACTCCTGCATGTGCAAAAAGAGCTCTGCCCCGTCGAACTGGTCCGCCCATTCAAGAAATACGTCCTCGTTCAGCTTGTTCATGTCACGCTTTTCGGCCTGCGCATTCATAATGAAGGCCAGCTTATCTCCAACCGTCATGTCGGTCTGGTCATCTTCGCTGTTCTCCATCTTGTTTAAGAGGATAATAAGGTCCTGATGGAAGGCCTGCTTGTAGCGGTATGCTGTAGTCCCCGTTGCGAGAAACGGGAACTTCTGCTCCGACCCATCACTGAGCCGGAGTGAAATTTCCTGATACATGTTGTCCCCTCCTTATCACTTGCCGGAACCGGTCGCCGTAGATGAAGAGCTACCGCCCGACGCAGCAGCGCTTGTCGTTCCGGATGTCTTCGCCGCAGCAGGTGTGTAGACCTTGCTATACCAGTTCTGGTAGGTCGCATCCGTTGTGTCTGCACCGGAGCGGGCCTTGACGATGTTCTTGCCAAGCGTCGCATCTTTGATGCTGGTGGCATTGATTGTCAGGCTCTCGGTCTGCACCTCGATAGAGTCCTCCTTCGTGGACGATGCCACAGACGGTCTTGTTGCCGTGCAGTTGTACATGACATGGCGGATCTCATTCACATCGCCGTCAAACTCAAAGAGCAGGGCAAAGTGAATGGGCTGAGCGTCGGCATCTTCGATCAGTACCCCGTTTCCGTCCTTGATCTCGCCGAGCACATTCTCCCGGAAGTCCTCCGGTACCATTGCTGACTCGAAGTCTCCGTTGTAGCCGCTGTTCGCGTTGGTGACAAAGTACTGAACACCATCTGCCCAGAAGATCGTCTGGTCTCCCTGAGCGTCCAGCGAAAGAGATACAGCACCCGGCCACGACACCGGATCCGCGAAGGTGGCTGTCCCATCCTCAGCAATCGTCGCGATAGCATAATGTACATTCTTCAGGTTGTACTTGACCTTATTCTTTTTGCTTCCCATTTCAGGCCTCCTGTTCAAATGAATACAGGACCTCATAGAGCTTCTCCGACTCTATCCAGGTCTCTGTCTTTTCAAAGAAGATCCCGCTCCCTATGAGCAGACCTTCCAGTTTCTTTTCTGTCTCCGGATCCTTCTTGTCCGTGTAGAGCTCGATGTCGATTTCCGTAATCGGAAAATACACCGTCCCATCCGCAGCGAAGTTGTCGCTGTTTGGACAGCGGAAACAGAGAAAGGGAGGATCCGGTCCCTCGCCCTCCGCAAAATGATCGTAGGCATAGGGAAGCCCCAGCTCCTCCAGAATCTGTATGATCTTATCCATTGCTTCCTCCCGGCATCAGCCCTTCAGTTCCTTCTCAATCTCATCCGACAGCTTTCCGGTGATCTCTTCTTCAACCGGAGCGATATGAGGAGTACCCTCGACTCTCCCGCCGCCACGCTTGGCGTGTCCTTTCTCCAGAAGGTGCGTCAGTCCATAGATCTTGTTGTGAACGACCACCTCAGCCCCGATCGCTGATTCCTTCTGGACGGTAGAACGCCAGCCCTTCGCATACTTTCCGGTGCGTTTCGGTGACTTTTCCTTCAGTTCCTTTACGGCTTCTTTCCCGGCATCCTTGATCTCCTGCTTTACGATGTCGTTCACATCATCGGCATAATCTGAGAGTGTCTTCTCGACCGTTGCCGCGAGATCATCTACCTTTACCTTCATCGCTTCACCTTCTCGCACTTAAACTTCAAACTTCTATGTTTGAATCCCATCGGATCAATGGCGGTGACGTTGTAGATGGCATCTCCCAGCCGGATCCGGATCTTTGTGGAATCAAGTCCTTCAAGGCACTTTGCATAACGGACCGTAAAGTCGATCGCATCCGTGCTATTGGTAGTCCCGGCCTCCTGCTTCTCGGAGCCTCCGCTCTGAACCGGAGTCGCCCAGCAGGTGTAGAAGTCAATCCACGTATTGGTATGGTTTCCATACTTATCCTTCACGACCTCGTTCTTCTGAATCGTAAGCCGGACATTCATTGCCGCGATATTCATCTCCCACCTCCATCAGAACCTCGGGTCCCGTTCTCCGAAGAGAAGGTTCCGGAGTGTGATCGTCAGTGCGTGATGATCAGCTTCTTCCCGATGCTCGTTGATGTAAGCGAGAGAATACAGCACTGCCACCGTGACAATCGGACTATCGTCTTCTCCAAGACTGTCCTTCCGGAGAACCGAAGCGACCAGACTCTCGGCGGCATCCAGTTCCTGCTGAATGATGTCGTCTTCATCATTCGAATCGACCCGAAGATATTTCTTTGCTTCATCCAGTGAGAACATCACTGCCTCCCTTCCAGCCAGAAAGAAAGCCCAGGGCTGTGACACCCCCGAGCTCTCAACATTACTTTGTTACGACTGCGGATCAGGCAGATGCTCCTGCCTTCAGGATCTGTACGGCTTCCGGCAGCACCAGAAGACCATCCACACGCTCCTTCGCCACATAACCTATCATGCCGTTTCCGGCAAAGAGCTCACGAAGCTCCTGCATGGAACGACTGCCGCGATCGCCGATGTTGTAGTAGCTGTAGTCGCCAAAGGCCATCACAGGCTTTCCTGCCGCAAGCTCCGGTGCAAAGGCGCTGGTATGAACCGCATAACCAAGAAGGCGATCCGGCTCCCCTGCCTGATAGGACGGCTGCCAGATGTAGGCGCCGTTGTTGTCCTTAAGCTTCCGGAGAGCTGCAAGGGTCTGGTCGTTCATGATGAACGATGCCTTCTTCCGGTACGGACGCTTCAGGGCGTAGACCAGATCCAGCACGTCATCGGTGCCAAGCTTGGTGCCGGTGAGGGTCTTTGCGACCGTACCGCCGTTGGTCTCATCAAAGAGACCTGTGGGCTTTCCCTTCCCATCGCCGTTCAGGAAAGCATCCTCCTCGGCATTGGCAATGGCGATTCCGAACTGGGTGGTGATGTAGCTTGCAAGGTCAAACATGGAGTCATACAGAAGCTCCTCGGTAACCTTCACTGCCACATGGAGCTTATGCGCATCCATGATCTTCTGTCCGAACTTCGCGTCGGTAAACTGCAGTGCACCGCCCTCCTCGATCCATGCAGCCGTAGGTTTTGCCCCGGCGATGTTGATCTTGTGCTCACCGGAAGTGGTGATCTGGGTGGCAAGGCCTCTCATGATGTTCTCCTCATTGAGGACATCGATGAGTCTCGAATCCCACTCCTCCGGGACGAGGTACCCGCCATCGGCATCCACGCCCTCCTGCAGGATGTCCGATACCTGATGGAAGTTTGTGCGCATGGCGGTCAGCATATCCTTGGCATACTGGTCAGAGGCACGTCCCTTCTTGACCTTCTCGCCGGTGCTGGTCGGCATGTTGGAAAGCGGAGCAGAGGTCGGCTGGTTCAGCTGGGCCTCAATGGCTGCCTGACGATTCAGGCGGTCGATCTCTTTGGTAAGATCGGTGATCTCCTTCTCCATCCGGTCATAGGTTTCCCCGTCTTCTGCAGAGAGAACACCGTTCTCTCCTCTGTGAGCCTCGAGGAAGGACTTTGCTGCCTCCCATGCTCTTACTCTCTTTGCAATCAAATCCTGTACGTTCATATGTGTTTTCCTCCTCACATCATCATGTGCAGAAGATTCAGGCGATCCATGAGGGCATCCACGCTCCGGCCTTCTTCTGCTTTATTGGTTACTGCATTGCTTACTGCGTAGTGTTTCTTCACCTTGTTTGTGAAGGCAGCCGCCATCTGACGACTGGAATACAAAAAGCCCGTTCCAATTTTGTCATGGTCATTGTCCGTTCCATTTTTGTCAGGGGCTTTTGAAGAAATATCCTCATTGGACTCTTCCCCATTGGAATGATCCTCTTTCGGATCAGCGCCATCCTCCTGCTCAGGCTCTTCCATCTTCTCCTTCTGCTCTTCCTCGTGATAGAGTTCTGGGCGCTCCATCACCCGGTCAGCAAAGCCAAGATCTACTGCCTTGTTTGCATCCATCCAGGTCTCATCGTCCATAAGCTTTGAGAGCTTGTTCTTCGAAAGTCCCGTCTTTTTCACGTAGGCGTTCAGGATGGAATCCTTCACGGAATCCAGCATGGAGATTGCCTGCGCAAGGTCGTCCTTGTCCCCCATCGCCATCGTGGACGGGTTATGAATCATGAGCATGGACACCGGACTTACCAGCACCTCGTCTCCTGCCATTGCGATGACGGATGCTGCCGATGCTGCAAGGCCGTCGATCTTCACTGTGACCTTCCCGGAATAAGATAAGAGCATGTTGTAGATCTGCGCTGCCGCCCAGACATCGCCACCTGGAGAGTTGATCCAGACCGTGATCGGTCCTTTCCCGGAATCAAGGTCAGACTTAAAAAGAGCCGGAGTGACGTCATCGTCAAACCAGCTCGCAGAAGCGATCGTTCCGTTCAAAAACAGAGTGCGTTCCGCAAGATCCGGATCTTCACCATCCGGTGTCTTGTTTCGCACCCACTTCCAAAACTTGTTCATGAGTTCCTCCTTCCCCTTCTGCGGGGCTTTTTGTTATCTGTATCTTCCTCAGTTTCTTCATCGGGCTCATCCTGCTCCGGAGGATCACTACCTCCAGAACCGCTCTGGTAGGCTGCGCCAGCACTCCGAAGAGGCGTCATGGTTCCGTTTACAAGAAACAGGTTCCCGCCCTCTTCCTCGGGCACGAGGTCCATGTTCTCTAAGCGCCGGACATCGTTCACACAAAGGAAACCGTTGCTGATGCCGGTCGCATAGCCCTGCATACGGCTCTCATAGTTGCCGCGAAGAAGACCGTCCACGTTGAAACGCGCATAATAGATCTTCTTCTCCTCCGGGGTAAGGAGCGACCGAGAGATCGCAGACTCGATTCTGGCAAGCCACGGCTGCAGACTGTAGATCACAAATTCCAGCGACTGTTCTTCAATGTTAGAAAAAGTCGCGTGCTCAAGATCTCCAATCATATGCGGCGGCACCCGGAAGATCCTTGCGATCTCATCGATCTGGAACTTTCGAGTATCCAGAAACTGCGCCTCCTGCGGATTGATGGAGATCGGCGAATACTTCATGCCCTCTTCCAACACCGCAACCTTCCCGGCGTTCTGGCTCCCGCCAAAGGCAGCCTGCCAGCTATCTCTCACTTTCTCCGGATCCTTCAGGATACCGGGATGCTCGAGAACACCGGATGGCGCGGCTCCGTTCTCGAAGAACTTAGAGCCATATTCCTCACAGGCCATCGAAAGACCGATGCTGTTCTTTGCCATCGCAATCGGGCTGTAACCCACAAGGCCGTCAAACCCAAGCCCCGGAATCTGCATCACCTCATGTGGTGAGAGCTTTACGATCGTTTCTTTCATCGTCGGTGCATCGGATCCCTTGGACCAAAGATACTGATAATAGATGTGTCCGTTCTCATCCCGGTCCACCGTCATGCGGTTTGGCATCAGAGGATACAGCGCGGTGATCTCATCCTTTCCATTCCGGATAATCTGCACATAGGCATTCCCCCACAGGAGAAGGTGTGTGAGGAGCGTCTCCCAAAAGGTGTAGGCCGTCATCTCCTCATTCGGCTCACTGTGAAGAAGAAAGTACAAGGGATGATCGACAGCCTTTACCTTGCTCCCATCCTCCTCTTTGTAGAGGTGTAAGGGCAGGCTTGCCACGGCCTCTGCCAGCACCCGGACACAGGCATACACAGCAGTCACCTGCATGGAGCTTCGCTCTGTCACGGTCTTGCCGGATGAGGTGTGCCCGTAGTAGGCCCGGTAGACACTGCCGGATGTTGCATCCTTCGGATCCGCTCTTGCCTTCCTTCTGTGAAATAAATCCTTAAATCCCATCGATCCTTCCTCCATCAAAATGTGATCAGCCCCCGGCTGTCGTAAACACTCTCTGCATGCTCCTGCCGGATACAGCGATCCAGCGCCATAATCGCAGCAACAATGCCGTCGATCTTCTCAGGTGATTTCGCCTTCGTCGGCTTGATATTGTCCGCCGCATCCCGGTCTACCACCACGTTCAGAGCCATCCACTTAAGGACCGGATTGCCGCCGTGGATGATCTTTCCCTCCATCATCAGCTTGTAGAACTCTTTCGTAGGAGGGGACATATCCTTAAATCCCTGCCCGAAGGGAATCATTGTCATCCCATCGTCCTGCAGGTTAATGATGAGCTGGGTCGCATTCCAGCGGTCCACCGCGATCTCCTTGATGTTGTAGATCTGATACAGGTCCAGAATGAACTTCTCGATGAAGTTGTAGTCGATCACATTTCCTTCCGTCGCCTTCATGTATCCCTGCTTCACCCAGACATCGTAGGGAACAGAGGCCCTTCGCACCCGGATTGGAATGGTGTCCTCCGGGACCCAGAAGAATGGCAGGCAGATGTACTTCTCCGTTTCATCTCTCGGCGGGAACATCAGAACCAGAGCTGTGATGTCGCCGGTGCTCGAAAGGTCGAGTCCACCGTAGCATTCCCTTCCCCGGAGACTGTCCAGATTAATCGGCTCATTGCCCTGATCAAAGACCTGCTCCGGAATGAAGGCGGTCGTTGAAGATACCCACATGTTCAGTCGGAGCTGCTTAAACACCGCCTCCTCCGCCGGATTTTCCATTGCCTCGTGGTAGTGCTCACGGACACGATCAATTTCAATCGTCTGACCGAGAGAAGGGTTGGCCTTGTACCAGTTCTTCTCATCATGCCAGTCTTCTCCTTCTTCCAGTCCGTACACCACCGGATAGAAAGTGTGATCCACACGCTGTCCGGAAAGGATGTCCTTGGCCTTCTGATGCAGCTCATAGCAGATCGAGTTCTTATCCGTTCCGGCAGTTGTAATCAAAAAGTACAGCGGCTGCTCTCTTGCGTCACCGGAGCCTTGCGTCAAAACGTCATATAGCTTTCGGGTCGGTTGTGCATGGACCTCATCGAACACAAGTCCGGATACATTCAAACCATGCTTCGTTCCCACCTCTGCCGATAGCACCTGATAGAATCCGGCATTCGAGTAGTTCACAATTCGCTTGCTGGCTGCCATGATCTTGGAGCGCTTCCGGAGCGCCGGTGTCATGTTCACCATCTGATGGGCGACATCAAAGACGATGGACGCCTGCTGACGGTCTGCCGCGGCACCGTAGACTTCAGCGGATGGTTCGTTGTCTGCATAGAGAAGATACAAAGCCACCGCAGCAGCAAGCTCTGACTTTCCATTCTTCTTTCCGATTTCGATGTAGGCTGTCCGGAACTGTCGGTTCCCGTCTGGTTTCACGATCCCGAAGAGATCCCGGATGATCTGTTCCTGCCAAGGCAAAAGCCAGAAACGTTTCCCGGCCCACTTGCCTTTCGTGTGCCGGAGCATCTCAATAAACTTCACAGCCCGGTCTGCTTTTTCTCTGTCATAGTGCGAAGAAGAAAGCATGAATTTCGTCGGCTGATACCTTCTGAGCCTTGGCATATCTTTGGGACGTTCCTCCATTATGAATCACCTCCCAAAAGCTCCTCCATTTCATCCTCCGGTTTGTTTTGCCCGGCATCCGCGATGAGCCTCGACCTCGATGCCGGGGTCAGACCGAACTCGGTTGCAAACTTTCCCATCTGTTTCATATAGGTCTGAGCGATCGATACCTGGGGAACTTGCTGCCAGTAGCCGGAAGGGGTCCGGACAAGCGATCCATGTTCCGTGATGAAGGACTCGGCTTCCTTCCATCTCGCATAGGACTGGCAGTAAGCAGCGAAGGCCGCCATATCGACTTCCGTAAGGATTCCGAGAGCTTCCATCTTTTTGGAAAGCCTGTGCCATTCCTTTTTCGCGTCTTTCTCCAGCCATTTCGGACAGGCAGGTGCTTTCCGTTCTGGCTTTGGCTCGTTCTCATTCAGTTTTCGTTTTCCCGGATTTCCTTCCAGCTCCTTGATTGCAGTTGGAGTCGGCTTTCTTCCTCTGGTCGCCATAGGGAACACCTCCTTTCCTGTATCAAAAAAGGACCGCCGAAGCGATCCCGTCCCATGTGGTGTGTATGTGTACGAGAGAAAGAGCCGTTTGGCTCCCTCCCGGAATATGCTTTTTTAGTTCAGGCTGTGCAGGATAGCTGCCACCGCAAGCTGCGCGTTTTCCGTTTCCGGCTCGATATCCCATCCTCTGTCGTATCTTGCGACCGGGAAGTCGCTAAGGCGAATTTCAAGCTTACTGATCCTGCCGCCCTCAATGCCGTATTCCTCGCTTGGCTCTCTGTAAACCTTCGCGCAGTAGGTGAATGTCTGGTTCCCGATCTTAATGCTTCCTTTGTTCCACATGGTCTTTTTTCTCCGTTTTCTTTCTTGCGACCTTTTCCTTTGGCATGTACATATATCACTCTCAGCCGGATATATAGCAAGGAGAACCAACGGAAATATGTCACAAAGATTTGACGGATGCCATTGTGTATTTCTACGAGGAACAGAGCCCTGGTGGGCTCCCTTCCCCGGCTACTTTCAGTTCAGGCTCACCTTGAAGGCGTGGCCTTTTTCGTAGCCTTTGCCGAAAAAGTCCTTTCGGAGGTTGACCTCGACCATCTCGCCGATCGTGCAGCCTGCTTCTTTGAAAAGCCATAAGGTTTCGATCGCGTCCGTCGCCCTGCAGGAATAGGTGAAGGCCTTGATGCCGTTCTCCTTCATGCAGGCGGTGAGGGCTTCCACATCCCTGTCCCAGATGATGTCGTCGAAGTTTAAAATCTCGTTCTCGTTGTCTCTTGATTTCTCGTAAGCCCGGTAGATTGTGTGGGCGATGTCGCCCATCTCATCGATTCTGTCCTCGGCTGCCTTTGCAGCTTCCCTTGCGGCGTCCCTGCCCTCGGCTGTGGCGGCTGCCTTGTAGGCTTTCTTTGCTTCTTCGATGCGGTTGTAGGTTTCTTCAAAAATGTTCGTCATGGCTTTGTCCTCCTTGCTTTCGGCTTGTTTAGTTTGCCTTTCCCTTTGGCATGTACATATATCACTCTGAAGCGCTGTGATAGCAAGGAAATGTAGAGCCATAACCTGCACAAAAATCTTGTGCGAAATCTGTGTATCTTAGACTTTGCCCTTCATGATGAAGATCACATAAGATTCCTTGTGCTCCTCGATAAAGCTCACCAGCTCGTAATACTCGTGGTCAAAGGCAAGACGCTGAACCATCGGAAGATCCAGCATGTTCGTTTCACCGGAATCCCGTACCGCCATCAGCTGATCGCGTACCGTCTGAGTAAACTCTGGAACCAGTGACCGGCAGCAATCCGCTCCGTAGGCTACGCTTAAGCCACTGCCATTATCCCAGCGGACCATAATGGATCCGGCATCATCCACACCAATGACGGTGCCTTTCGTGCCGATTGGCGGTGCCTGTACATCGTCCATCTGAAGGAGCTCCACCCGGGCTCCTGCCGGGTAGTGCTCACGAAGGTTTCGAATCACTTCTTCACTAGGAAATCTCATTCTGCCGCCTCCTCATTCTCTGCTGCTTCCTTCTTTGGAGCGCCATTTCGGAAGGCGGAACTTCCGGAGAGGTTCTTGAGCAGGATCTTCCGGGCCTCCTTGAAGTCTGGCCCAATGAAGCCCATCCGAAGAAGCCATGTCCGCATGGCGTACTTCTCGTTGTCCGTCTCCACCGGCTTGCTGCTTGCATGCTTCAGCTCCTTCGAGAGCTTGCAGAGCTGAGCAATGAAGATCGTGTAGGCTTTCGTCTCTTCCGGCGTCAGCTCCCGGTCGAACCAGGGGAACTCAACCTTTTCATCCGTAAAGCGGATGCTGGTGTCCGTGACCCCGAGTGCCTTCTTGATCAGGCTGTCCTTCGCGCTGATGAGGTTCAGAAGGGTTCCGATGTTTGCGGAATCCACCGGGAGAATGATCGTAAGCGAAGTCTTCTCATCTTCCGGTTCATTCTCGGCGGGAGCTTCCGTCTGCTCTTCTGGTTCCTGCTCAGGCTGTTCTGCCTCAGTGCTTTCGTCGGTGTCCGGCTCATCCTCAGCGGTGAAGCCTTTCTCTTTCAGGGCTTCCATCACCTTCTGCATTTTCTCCTCATCTTTGCAGCTGACCCCGCCGTCCTTGCCTACCGTGATGTCTCCGATCTCGTAGGCGCAGGTCGGTACGAACTTGTACTCGGCCTTCTCTCCGGTGATCTCGACGATCGCGTTTACCAGCTCTTTTCTCTCTTTTCCTGTCCTGTTGTAGTTTGCTCTCATGGCTGTGTGCCTCCTTTTCTTTTGGTAGTACATACATCACTCTGAGGCGCTGCAATAGCAACTCAATTTGACAGGAATACTGCACAAAGATCAGATCGTTTGATTGACGGAAGTGTCGTTCTCATGCGCTCTCCTTACCTTTAAGTTCCGCAGTTGCCTCATCAAAGGTGAGCTTCTGACCCTCCCGAAGCACATACACATCATCGGACTTTCCAGTTTGTTCCAGGTAGCGCTTTACAATCACGTCCACGAACTTCGGATCGAGTTCGATTCCTCGGCAGACCCGGTCGATCTCTTCACAGGCGATCAAGGTGGAACCGGATCCGAGAAAGGGATCCAGAACGATGCCATTGGTCATCGAGGAGTTCCGGATCGGATAGGCCATGAGCTGCACCGGCTTCATCGTCGGATGATCCTTCGATGCCTTCGGGCGATCGTACTCCCAGATCGTGGTCTGCTTTCGGTCACTGTACCACTCATGTTTCCCGCCCTTCTTCCAGCCAAACAGGCATGGCTCATGCTGCCACTGGTAAGGAGATCGTCCCAGCACCAGTGCGTTCTTTTTCCAGATGCAGCAGCCGGACAGATAGAATCCCGCATCGGCGAAAGCCCTGCGGAAGTTCAGTCCCTCGGTGTCTGCATGGAACACGTAGATCGATCCGTCGTCCGCAAGATTGTCATGCATGCAGGTGTAGGCAGAAAGCAGGAACTTATAAAAGTCCTCATCTGCCATGTTGTCATTCAGGATCTTTCCTGCGGTCTCTTCCACGTTCACGTTGTAAGGAGGATCCGTCACGATGACGTTTGCCTTCACACCATCCATCAGTTTGTCATAGGAAGCAGGATCCGTGGAGTCTCCGCAGAAGACGATATGCCGGCCCAGATGCCAGAGGTCTCCGGCCTTGGAGAAGCATGGCTGTTTCAGTTCCTTCTCCACATCGAAGCTGTCCTCTTTGACTTCCTTCGTCGCTACTTTGTTAAAGAGCTGCTCCATTTCCGGAGGCTCGAATCCGGTGAGCGCGGTATTGAAGTCGGACGCTTCCAGATCTTTCAGGAGATCGGCGAGGAGGTTCTCATCCCATGCACCCGTGATCTTATTGAGCGCGATGTTCAGAGCTTTCTCTCTGGTCTTATCCACATCCACGACAGCACAGGGCACTTCGGTGTAACCCAGATCCATCGCAACGGTCAGTCTCTGATGTCCGCCGATGATCGTCATATCGGAATTCACGACCAGAGGATCTGCAAAGCCGAACTCTTTGATCGAGCTCTTGATCTTCTCGTATTCCTTATCGCCCGGTTTCAGCTTCTTTCTCGGGTTGTAGGTTGCCGGCTTCAGCTCTTTCACCGGTATCGTTTTTAAGGTTGCTGTTTTCACGTTCCTTCTCATTCCTCCGTTCCTCTCTCTTGTTGCGCGCCCAGCGGCAGCGGTCACTGCAGAAGCACCTGGGTCTGCCGATCTTATTGACCTCGATTGGTCTCCCGCACTCCGGACAGAAGCGCTTCGCACAGGACTGAATGAATGAAGAAAGATCCGGCATCTCTCCACTGTCTTTCATGAATTCTCCTGTCCGCAAAAATGCCGGAGCCCTTTTCAGATAAGGTTTCCCGGCATCAAAAAAGCGGCGCTGGATTCTGATCCGTCGCTGCCTGTTAATAAATATCCACTTTTTCTGACAATGCCCGTTTTATGCGTCTTTCCAGCTTTTTCATATCCGGAATGTGCATTTTTCAGGATCTACATCTGGCCCTGATACCCCGGGGTATCAATTTCGCGCACGCGCACAAAAGAGGGGCCGGCGGTCTTTTGGCCTTCCGGTTTCAGAGATTCTGACCTCCCCTACCCCGTCTTCTGATTCGCTTCTCTTACCAGTAAGTAGCGCAAATGATTGATCTTTTTCTCCCAGCGCTCGGGATCCTCTAGGATCCTCTTCATCCAGTCGATCCGAAACTCTGCTCCGTTGTCCTGCTTTGCTGAGTTACAGATCCTGTGGGCGAGCTGGCAGTTGAAGTAGGTGTGAGCACCCCTTTTTGTGATGGGAATGATGTGGTCTCGGGACGCTGCCCAGTCATCGTTCCGGTCGCAGTCCCTTGGGACAGGCAGGCCGCAGATCTGACAGATCCCTTTGTCCCGTTCGTAAACTTCGGAAAGACTGATGCGGGTGTTCTTCTGGTCTCCGGTGGTGTTCCGTCTCCACCGCTTCTTGTTCTGTTCTCTCCGCCGCTTAGCGTGCCGGGCACATTCGTCCGAGCAGTACTTGATCCGGTGTTTGTCCGGAGTAAATTCTTTCCCGCACCACTTGCAGATCATGTTTTTCTCCCAAACAAAAAGGACAGCCGAAGCTGTCCAGAGTTAATATGAATACGTTGGATGGGAATCCTCCCGAGCGGTCTTCCTGTCGTGACAGGACTTACAGAGTGCCTGCCAATTGCTCTGATCCCAGAAGAGTTTCGCGTCACCGCGATGTGGAACGATATGATCCACGACTGTCGCCGGTGTTGCTTTGCCCCCTTTCAGGCATTCCTCGCAGAGCGGATGAAGCTGTAAAAACTTCTTGCTTTCCTTTTGCCAGCGGCTGTTATAACCTCGTCTTGCTGCTGACCGGATCTCTTCCGGATGCAGGGCTTTGTGTTCCTCGCAGTACTTCTGTCCTGCGGGAACGAGGTTCGGACAGCCCGGATGCCTGCAGGGAACCTTTGGTTTGTATGGCATATCCTTCACCTCCGGTTTTTCCCACAAGAAAAGCCCCGGAGGTTTGATCCTTCGAGGCTTGTTCATCATTGATTGTTCCGCTTTCGCTGATTTTATACTATCACGTTGTAAGGGTGGACATTTTAGGACATTTCGGGCGCATTTCATTTTCTCCGCACTTTTTTCAGATGATGATCGGGTCATCCGGGACCTTCACATGCTGTAAGGCCTTGTCGTGCCACCTGCGGACCGTTCGTGAATCAGCTCTCATAATCTCCGCGATCTTCTCCCAGGTATCGTAATGAAGATACTTGTAACGAAGGACCAATTGTTCATCCTTATTTTCCACTGCCGCAATAACAGTACGGATCTGGTATTTGAGATCCACCAGAAGATCCACCTCCTGATCGATCTGAATTTCCATGAGCTCGATCTTTTCCGTAGGATGAACGAACGGAGCATCACCGGTCGGACTGGTCTGGACCCTCTCGCCGTAGGCCAGTGAGCCAATGGACGTTGCCATCTCATGGAGTCTTGCAGCCTCCTCGACATCGCTGTTGATCTTCTCATCCAGCCGGTACGCCTGACTTAGATAATCTTTTGCATTCATATGTGAGCCTCCTCTTTCAGCATCCGAAGGAGCGTCTTTCCATCCAGAGAGGTGAAACATTTGAACCGCTCTGACAGGAAGAACTCCTCCGCGTCTTCTTTGATCCTCTGGGCTTCCTGATTCCGCTTCCTGCGCTTTAATTTCTTCACGGCAAGCCGCCAGTCGTCTACTGCCTGCTTTACCACCGCATTCGCGAGCCTTTCATATGGGTCCATCAGCACCTCCGTATCCCGGACCGCCTGTTTCCTGACAGTCCGTTGTGAAGTAGCGGATTTTCTGCAGATGCCTCCTGGCTCGTTTATACTCGGCTTCCATTCCGGGCGTGAATTCGCCGTCTGAAAAAATCCAGACCTCCTTACAGTGATCCATCAGGATCTTTCCAAAGAAGAGCCCGAGCTCCCGTTCTTCCGGATCATCGTCACGCAGGAACTGCGGATAGAGGAGATGGCTGCAGAGAGGGATCCTTCCCTGATCCACAGCAAAGCGGCAGTAGCGTCTCGCGGCTTCCACGTTGACGAGGATATCTCCCGCATAGGGACTTACTATATAGGTGAGCGGACGATAGATGTGGTTTGCCTTTCTCTCTTTTCTTCTCTCCTCCGATGCCACATGGGAAAGTGCTGCTCCTGCGGTCGGGTCATAGTAAAATTCCTTATTCCGATAAAGGCTCATCCTCGCTCACCTCCAGTTCTGTAATCTCGATCTCGATTCCGACCGGATCCTCGGACCACTTCTTTTCCACATGTTCCCTTACGACCTGTGCGTCATCTTTCCAGAATCCGCAGCGGGTCATGCAGTCCTTCAGCATCTTTTCGAGGTTATCGGTATCGGGACGGGTGACTCTCCACTCTCCTGCCTTATGGGATTTTCCCTTTGGAAAGAGCCAGAGTACCGAGAGGGATAAGGGACCAGTCAGAGGCTCCTTCGGTCTCTTCTGAATCAGAAGCACAGTCAGTGCTTTCTTTGCTGCTTTCAGTTTTGCCGGCTCATAAAAGACCGGTCTTCCGTTTATCAGGGCCACCTTCTTTTCCTGCGCGGTCGCAGTCGGTGGATTCATCTCAATAAAAAATTTCATAGGACTTCCTTTCTGAACATTCAAAAGCGTCAGCCCGGGACGTTCCGTCTCACCGTGAGGAAGGACGGACGTTTACGTCCTTCCTACACGTGGACGTAACATACGGACACTATATATCTATATATAGGGCGGTCGTCTGTGTCTGGACGTCCGCCGAAATCAGGTTGTCGGCCACATGCGGTCAACCAGAATTATTCCGGTTGTCCAGATGCGTTCCGGAGACGTTTCACGACTCCGTTCGTACAGTTATAGGCGTCTTTCATTTCATTCAGGTAGCGCCTCACGGTCCTCGGTGCGACTCCGATATACTCCGCAAGATCATTCACGGTGATCTGCAGATCCTCATCGATCGACAGGGCATCATAGGCATTGTCAAAGGCGGTCCGTCTGCTCTCTGGTGTGGAGAAGTTTCCGGTCTTTGTGAGATTCCCGACAAGGCTCCCTTCCGGGCCGAGGTTTGCAAGCTCTCCTGTCGTATCAAGCCTATGGATCGGATAGGTGAACCAGAAATTCACCGGTTTGATGTTCGGGAATTCCCGAAGGCTCGATTCCATCCGCCATGCGGTCTCTCCGGTATCGGCAACGTTATTCTTCAGATCATCCGTCAGTTCCAGCTCGATCATGTCAAGCTGTGCATCCGGGTCTCTGGCAAAAACCCCGGATCCGGAAGCCCGGTCCATCGCCTTCTTCATACCCTGCGCTCCCTTGCTGTGATGGTGGCAGTAGATGGCAGCACATCCGGTCTCGGCGCAGATGCGGTCAAACTGGTTGCAGAAAGCTCCCATGTCCGACGCATTATTTTCATCGCCGGTGATGACCTTGTAAATCGGGTCGATAATGATCGCATCGAGCCTCTGGTCTCTCACCCTCCGGACCATCTTTGGCACCAGCTGATCCAGCGGAATCGCGTGGCCTCTCAGATTCCAGATCACGATGTCCTTGGTGTGTTTCATCGGAATCTGAAGAGCCTGATAGATCTTGAAAAAACGGTTGATGGCAGAGGCAGGATCGATCTCCAGATTGACATAGAGCACGCGGCCCTTCCTGCAGGGAAAGCCGAGCCAGTTCTGTCCTTCTGCAATGGCGATGCAGAGCTCCATCAGAAGAAAGCTCTTTCCTGCTTTGGAGGATCCGGAGAGAAGCATCTTGTGGCCTCTCCTCAGGATTCCCTCGATCAGCTCCTCCGGGAGCGTCGGCGGATCGTCCTTGTATTCCGACAGATCTACAAGAGCCGGAAGTTCATCATCCACGCCCTCGGCAAAGTCCATCCAGTCGTTCCAGCTCTTTCTGCCGATGTTCGTATTCACAAGATACTGGCGGTTTCCGTTCCGGGTGACACCCGGCATCCGGGAGAGCCGCGAGGGATTCCGATTCTGCTTATCGATCAAAACTCCCTGTTTTTCCAGAAAGTCGTAGAGGAACTCTACACGCCTCCGGTATTCGTCTGCATCCTTCGCATCGATGTGCACGATCGCATGCAGGCTCTTTCCTCCGGAATGAACGAGGGCTGCGATCGGAAGTTCCATCTTCCGGAACATCGCATTCTGCTCGGCGATCGGCATGGTGTCCGATTCGATCAGTGCATAGGTAAAGCGGGTGACGTTCTCATTCTTCACGCCTTCCCCATCGACCGGATTGAAGCGGATCCACGCGCCGGCTTCCGGTTTCCAGTCACCGATCGTCGCTCCGATATCATCCGGATGCTTTTTGAGAGACCCGATCAGATCATCCCGGGTCCTGTCATAGACACCCTTGGACGGCACAAACTTTCCGTCTGCGTTCTTCCAGACATCGTTCGTGACATAGGCGACATGATCGTCCGGCTCAAATAGAAGCTCGAGATAGGTGATGAGATCCTGCACCGGATTCCAGGTCTCCTGCGGGAAACCCGTGAAAGCGTCCTCTCCGTCATATTCAATGGTGTCGTTCCAGTTCATGCAGCCGGCTTCCCCGGTATAGGGAGCCCAGCCCCGGTCCTTTGCCATCTGAATGATGGTTCCGGCTTTCACCGGTTTGTGATTTCCGTGAAAACCATCCCATTTCTTCTGGCACTCTCCTGCGTGATACCGGGAGTCGTTCTGGCTCCAGTCATCCCAGACCGAGCAGGGGAAGCCCTCTTCTTTTAAGGCCATGCCGACCGCAATCCAGTCGGCACGGGTAAGCTCTGCCACATTGATCGCGGCAAGCGCTGATAAAATGTTGTTATCCATGAAAACCTCCAAAAGAGATGGATTCTAAAGATGCCCAAAAGAATCCATCCCGAAGTCCCTTAGTTGAAGGGAAGCTCGTCGTCAGATCCTTCCGGAAGAGTCATGAAGTCATCCTCCTTCGGCATCTGGGACGGATCGTAGTCGTAGTAGCGGACGACCTCGTTCTTCTCATGTTCCCTGCCGTCCTGCTTTCCCACATAGGTAGCCGGTGCGATGTGAGCTCTGCCCCTCGCTCCAATCACCCTGCTCCAGTCCATGACCAGCCTCTCGCCCTGCTTCTTCTGACCGATGGCACGGAAGAAGCTTGAGATCTTCCACTCCATCGTGCGATAGAGAAGCAGATCTGTGAGCACGGTCGCTGTTCCTTCAGGGGTCTTTACTTCCAGTGTCAGAAGTGCCTTGTTGCAGGGCGGGATCTTCTCGCTTCCTGCGTGTCTGGCACGCTCAAACTTCGTGACCGTAAAGGTGTAGTCTCCCTCCGGGAGAATGACGAACTGGTTATCCTGCTCAATGGTGTCACCCCAGTCCATGCAGCCGTCGTTCTGATTCCTGTAATTGTTATCAGGCATTGTTTCTGTCCTCCTTCATCGTTTCTGTATCATTTGTTTTTGTATTCTTTGCTTCTGCGTTTCTGATCATCTCGCGGATCCTCGGCCAGTACTTCAGGACCCAGCCGGAGAGGAACTTCTCGGAATAGGCCGAGATTGGAACATCCTCTTTGTAATGACCCTTGCCTGCAACGAACTTCCGAAGTGCTGCTTCCGAAATGCCGTCCTGAACCAGAAGATCCATGACCTTCTGGGCCGATGCTGTCGGTGCGGGAGGAAGGGGAGTCGCTGCCCTTTCCGCTGCTGCAGCAGATTTCTCCGGTTCTCCTGCTGCCGTCTGCTGTGATGCTGCAGCCGGGTCACTTCCCGCTGCCAGCGGATCCGAAGCCACTGCTGGCGGTTCCTCCTTCTGTTCCCTCCCGGTCGGCAGCACAAAGACCGGTTTCAGATACCGGTAATCCAGATCCAGCTTGTCCGGCAGGCCGTGGCGGTTCTTCGCATCCCAGCAGGGATGATGGCTCGTGTACATGACGCGCTTCCCGCCCTGCGCCTTGGCGGTCTTGTTCTCGGTGCTTACCACGAAGGTCTCGTAGTTGCAGAACAGGAGCAGATCGCACCACTCCTTGAGAAGCGGAGCGGACTGACGGGTGAGTTTCATCTCCCAGCGGTCATAGGCTCCCATCTCATCCGGCTGTTCAAATTTCCGCATCTTGGCATGAGCGGTCACGACGACGTTCATACCGGCTGCGATCACCATGTCCAGCGCATTCAAGAGTCTAGTGAATTCTTCGCCGATGTAGGTGTAGCCCTTGCCGTAGCCGAAAGCCTCGATGGACGGCTGCTTATACTTGTCGAGGATATGGGCGATTGCCAGCTGCTCGGCCCAGTCAGCCGTATCCAGAACGAGGGTCTTGCAGATGTCCTTCGTTACAGCGACTTCCTTGACCGTCGAGAGCAGTTTCTCCCAGTCCTTCAGGCCTTCAATTCTTCGCACATCCAGATGGGCACTGCCGCCCTCGGTATCGATAAACAGGGGATCGGGCGTCTGGGATGCCAGCGTTGTTTTCCCGATTCCCTCGGGTCCGTAGATCACGACCTTCTGCGGTCTTGCCACGATCCCGCGTGTAATATTCAGCATTTACAAACCTCCTTCTTATCTCAGGGAGCAGGACGTGTCTTCGATGAGCACACAGCCCGGCACCTGGGTTCCGGAATTTAACAGCTTCTTCACTTCTGTCTTCGCGACCTCCGGCTCCGGTACCCGGAAGCAGCTCGTGAACTTGTGGCGCTTGAGCCACCGGACCGCCTTTGCGGAATCCGTCACATCAACGCGGGATGTCTTCCGGTAGCTTACTGTCGCAATGCCAAGATCCGTCTTCTCTCCATCGCACTCGCGGTCCAGCACGTGCATGAGGCGCTCTTCCTTCTTTGCGAGCTTCTCGCGACGATTCTTAAGACGCAGCTCTTCCACCTTCAGGGCACTCTGCTCGGAGCGGAGATTTAAGACGAGCTTTCCAAGGTAGGAAAGAATCGACGTCTTCTCCATCTGGAGCTGATTGATCGCATCGAAGAGTGCCTCCGCATCCCCGAGGATCTCGCCGGTTTCCGGATCAAACTCAATGGCATCCGCGAGTGCCTGAATCTGTGCATTAATCTCGTAGAGTTTCAATTTGAATTCCTCCATTTTTGAATTCCATGGTTTCCGAATCTCTCTGTCCGTTCTTAAGGACTTACCATCCATCCATAGGGCATCCCTCCCTTCCCGCCTGACTGCGGGAGGCAGAGAACTCTGGTCTTACGAGAAAAAGAAAAGCCCCGCAGGTACCTTGGGAGTACTTGCGAGGCTGCATGAAACCTGAAAAAAAGCATAAAGACAGCACCGTCTGTACTCCGTGAAGATCCACTTCTCCTGCGGACTTTCCGCTGCCGTTTGGCACTTCGGAGAAGGTGATCTTTTCTGAGTATCTCTGCCTTTATGCATTTGACTTAAGTCAGGCATTCGATATGATTTTTTTGTTCCGGGAATGAATCCGTTCCCTTGAACTGACCCTATACTACCTGATCACAGGGCCTCATTCGAGGACCGGAAGTGTTCCCAAAATACAGTCAGGATTTACAAGGGTTTGCGGGGATCGGGGATTGGGTGAGATGCGAAAAACAGCGGATTTCCGGGCTTCTTACAGGCGCATTCCGGGAACACTTCTGTTCCCACAATCCGGAAAGTTTTTTATTTTTCTTTGGGATTTCCGCGAATGCGGATATGAAAAAAGCTGAAGTACCCTTTCAGTACCCCAGCTTTGATAAGATGGTATGGAATTTATGAGATCGACCGGACTGCTCCTTTTGTCTCGTTTCTTTCCGGCGAATCGAAGAGTGGCGGCCAGCCGTGTTCTGCCAGAATATCTTCGCACCGGGAGACCGTGAGCTTCTCCGCCTGAAACAGAAATTCCCGATACTGATGATGCAGCGGTTTTCTCTGAAAAGCGTTCCCGGATAATTCGATCAGCTTCTCCGAGATGAAAAACGGAAGCTGCAGAGCGACGCAGATGCCGACAACATGGGCGAGTGTCGGAGAATCCTGACTTAAGTACTTGGTCAGCGTTCTTCTCTCGACTCCCAGTCTCTCCGCAAGCGTCTCCTGTGTAATGCCTTTCTTCAGCAGGATCTCGTTTACGGCTTCATGGAAATCTGATGGCAGTGCGTAGAGAAGTTCTCCCCAGAGATAACTGTCATGCCGGAACGTCTCGTTTTCCTTCACATACAGCTCCGTCCCCGGCTCTGCCACCAGCGTATAGCCCGGACGATACTGACCGGTTACCAGCTTAGTCTTCGTTCTGGCAACTCTCCCCTGACGGAAGTCCGTGCTCCGGTATCTGCCATGTGCGGCAAAGCCAAGACAGCACTCGTCGATATGCGTTCTTGCGTAGGACGTAAGATATGGGATCCCGTTCCAGGTCTCCTTCACATATGCTTCCTGATTCAGACAGAAGTGACCCTCCACGTAGCGATAGCGGCCTCCGCTGATGAGATGCAGGAATTCCGGATCTTCATCGGCAAGCTCTGTTGCCTGATAGGCGGAGATCGTGTAGGTCACGCCTTCCGGCCACGATCCGCTGCAGCCATGATCCGGAATGGATCTGCCATCCACAAAACAGCGGATGCCTTCTGCCTCATAGTAGCCAAGCTCGATCAGGCGATACTTGGCCATCGAGCGGGAGACCTTGTTTCTTACAGACACCATGTCAATGATTCCCCGCATCACCTCCGGGGACCGGACGCACTGATGCCTTTGCAGTTCCGCTTCCACCAGCTCCTTCGTGCTCTGGCTCTCCATCAAGAGATAAGCCGGCAGCTTCTCGCACTGCAGTTCCATCCAGTCCACCGGACCGTTCTTCCGATAGGCCCTTCTGGCTTCTCTCCTTCGATTGGTGTAATAGGAATACGGGCAGCCCGTCATCATCTGAAGAAGGAAGAAGGTACGATCCAGAACCATGTGACAGCACTCGTGGCAGACCGTGCTGTTTCGGATGGATGGGCTCTGGCAGTTATCGATACTGATAAGAATGGTGCCCGGACTGATCTGTTCGGTATACTTCCGACCGGTCGAATCCAGAAGTTCTGCATCGCCGAAGTTGTAGTAGATCTGTCCCAGCGTGGCAGGATCTGCAAAATGCACGTCTCTTACATCGAGATTCATCCTTGCGGCAAGGTCATCTCCGTTCATCACAAAGCGCTCTCCCTCTGAGAGACGAGAGGCATATTCCGGGTAGTACTTCCGGAGGATCTGGTGCGCTACCGTTTCATAATCCTCTGCACGAAGAATCGGAAGCAGGTAGTCATTGGCTGGGATCTCGCCATCCGAAACAGGATCCTCATCTTCCTTCGGAAAGATCAGCGGCCCGATACACTTCTGCTCACAGGGCCGAAGGTCCAGAATGTAGCGGACTTTGAAATCCATCTCCCGAACAAACCGATTCCTCTCTTCTGCCTCAGCCTCCACCTTTGCACGGATGATAAAATCCACGACCGTCTCATTCACGGGCTGCTGGGCCTTAGATCTGGTGGTGAGATAATAATACGAAAGCAGTCGTGCCTCTTTTGCTCTCTCCATCCCCTTCTGCTTTCGGACCGTCTTGATCTCCTGCTTCAGATAATTTCCCAGCACCAGAGACATGTCCTCTCCGAAAAAATCCGTCAGCACCTCGTATGCCGTGTAGGGCCTTCGAAAGTCCGGTTTATTCTCTCCCGTGCACTGCGAAACCGGCACCGCAGTAATACCTCCCTGTCCATAGTCTTTTAGTAAAATTGCATACTCCAT